CGACCATTCACATCTGCAGTGCGTCGTTATGCTAGACGTGCAGCTAACAGTAGGGTGTCAACATGACCACTACCATCACCACTAGTGCGGCACCAGACGCTAAACCAGTAGCTGTTTCGTATACAGCTACTACATCTTGGGTCACTATCGTATCCGTACCACAATATCTAATACCATCTGGCAGCTACTTTGGTAGTGGGGATATTACAGTTCCGGGGGTAGCAGAGTTCATTACTCCCCTAATGTGTAGCAATACTGGCTCAGTCACAGCATCGGTTAGTGTGCGTATTGTGCGGGCCGGCGGTGCTACGTCTATCCTAGCTAATGCGCTACCTGTGCCCCCAAACGATGCACTCGCCCTGCCTATCAACGGGCAGTTCCTCATGACGGACGACGTGATGCAGGTTAGGGCGTCGGCGGGCACTACGATTGATGTGACGATGTCGTACACTGTGGGTCAAGCGGAGCAGGATGATGTCGTTTAAGACGGTTCGCGGTCGAGGTCCGCTAGTAGGTCACGGGTTCCCGCAGGCATTCCCTGTGGCGCTAGATGCGGTGGCGTATGAGGGAGCAGTCCTGTACACCGATGACGGTGATCTGCAGTACTCAGACGGTAGTGAGTGGATCACTATCCGTGCGCCTCTTATCGAGCGGCCTGAGGGCATTCCTGCACTAACTGAGTTTGATGCAGCGACGCTACTCGCTAGCGACTACATCTCACTGTACCAACTGGAGCAGACCGGGGCGCAGTTTCAGTTTCATACAGCCAATGACTTCACGGGGTCTGTACTACTCGACGTTACAGTCAACGGGAACCCGGTCAAATCGCTGTCGCTTCTAGGTCGAGACCTTACACCCGGCACTACCTATTACTGGCGGTGCCGGTACTTTGGGGAGCTTAGTGCTGAGTCTCGTTGGTCGGCACCGCTGGCGCAGACGTTCCCGGGCGAGGTGGCTAAGCCTGCAGCCATCCCACCAACAACAGATATAGAGGCTATTAGCCTACGTTCCACTCCGTTCTTATCTATCTACAATCGTGCGCACTATCGCACGCAGTACCTTATTCACCCAACTAGTTCGTCTATGCCGGACGACGGCAGCTTGATTAATTACACCACGGGCGTCCCGTCTACATCGTTGAATCTAACGTCTATTCCCGGCCAGCCGTTCACGGCCGGGCAGACTGTTTACTGGCAAGTTCGGTACCAAGACGTTTCATTCGTATGGTCGCAATACTCGAATGTTGTATCGCATTTGTTTCCTCCATTCGTATCTACCCCAACAATTCTGGCACCAACTACGTCTGTAGAAGCTGCTAAACTGCGGTCGTCGGCCTATGTTTCGGCGTTTAGCCTAACGCATTTGCAGACAACAATCATGTGCCACCCTACCAGCAGCTCGTTCCCCGACGACGGCAACCGGTTCATCAAGACAATCAACGGTGCCACTACCGAAGCGTTGCTTGCCGACACCCCCTACGCGGCAGAGCAGACCATCTACTGGAAGGTTAAGTATGGTGCGCTCAATGGAGCAACGCTGGTAGAGAGCGCCTACTCTGCGTTTGCCAGCCATACCTTTGCGCCTGTTACCGTCAAGCCGGTGCAGGTTGTGCCAGTAACACTGGCTGACCAGCTGAATCTCACGGTTACAGCCTTCTCTAGTAACTACGGACGCGGGCAATCAAGCGTTAACTTTGCAACGTTCGAAGACGAGAACATGGTTACCCCTCGGTTCACGATTACCGTCCCGGGCCTAGCGACAAACAGCACGTCACTTATGGGATACGGCTTATCATCCGGTGATAACGTATGGTGGCGGGCACGCTACCGCGATGTAGGCGGGTTCTACGGACCTTGGAGTGATCTTGTCCTCCGACTGTACCCCTCGCTTGTGAAGAAGCCTGTGCCAGTTGTACCGACAACAGACCTTGGGCGTGCGCTCCTTACAGCCGATGCGTATCAGTCAGTGCGTGCAGCAGCGCATACGGCTACTCAGTTCCAAGCCAGCATTACCAGTCCGTCAGCGCTTCTGTCCTCGCCGGCGGTGGACGTTACGCTTGGTGCCGTCACTGCGTGGTCGCTACGGAACTCCTATAGCCCGACACAGGTTACAGGGTTTGTTCCCGGCGCTACGGTATACTGGCGTGTACGCTACAAGGACTCGTTTAACGACTGGTCAGACTGGTCTGACGTAGCATCGCAGACGTTCCCGCCATATGTAGCAATACCCACCCATGTGTCGCCGGCCGAAGGCGGTGCCTCTACTGAGGGCACTGTGTTTACAATTAGCACTATGGTAAGCAACTTTAGTGTTGCATACGCCACCACTGAATGGCAGTTCTACGATAACCCACTAGGACCTAACCTTGGCAGTACGCCACTCTTAGCCGCTACTACGACGGTCAATACAATCACAGCACCAGCTATATCGAAGGTATGATGATGAGCACACCTTACCACGCACAAGTAACTGACGGCGTTGTTACCGATGTCCGTCGCGTATCCAAAGAGCACATGGAGGCGAACCCAGACTGGTATCCCGGTACTTGGGTAGCAGTTGACAGCATGGACAACTACCCCGGGCTGGGGTGGACATGGTCAGAGGGAACAGGGTTCGTAGCGCTTACTCCTGAGGTAGAAGAATGACTATAGCTACCGGTGGTACTATTACCTATGCGTTTGAAAGCAGCAAACTGTGGTGTATTCACACGTTTTCTGCAGATGGTACCCTTACGGTTACTTCCGGCGGCTCTAATATTGAGTACTTCCTCGTAGCCGGCGGTGGCTCAGGTGGTAAACTCCTCAGTGGTTCTAGCTCCGCCGCTGGCGGCGGCGGCGCTGGCGGTATCCTGCAAAATATTGGGTCTACGATAACTCTAGCTGCGGGTAGTTTCCCAGTAGTTATCGGCATAGGCGGCGCAGGGGTTTCCACTGCTGCTACAAACGGCAACAAAGGCACAAACTCTACGTTTAATGGCCTTGCAGCTGTGGGCGGCGGCGGCGGTCGCGCTGCTGTCACCGCGCCAAACATTAATGGCGGTTCCGGCGGCGGCGGTGCTTTCATTACTAATGCTACTGCAGGTGGAACAGGCACTGCAGGGCAAGGCTTTGCCGGTAGGAATGCTGAATTTTATGGTGGCGGCGGCGGCGGATACTCCGGTCAGGGTAGCAGCCATTGGCTTGGTGGTAATGGCGCTTATTTTAATGTTACTGGCGTACCAGTTGCTTACGGTGGAGGAGGTGGCGCTGCAGGGGCCGGCGGTTTAGGCGGCGGTACCGCCAGTACGGATACTACAGCTAGTATTGCTGGTACAAACGGCACCGGCGGCGGCTCTGGCAGCACAAGAACCGGCAGTACTGGTAAGGGCGGTGACGGCATCGTAGTGATTCGCTATCCTGCAGGCCAGCTCAACCTAACCTCTAACAACACGTTCGACAGCGTCGTAGGTGGACAGGTGTACCGCTACCATGTGTTTGCAGACAGCGGCACGTTTACTGCTGCCGGCACGATCAACAACCTAGAATACATAATGGTGGCAGGTGGCGGCTCTGGTGGCACCGCTGGTCGGTCTGGCGGAGGTGGCGGCGCTGGAGGTGTGCTTACCAATATTGGGACACCGATTATACTGGCACAGGGCAGTTACTCTATTGTTGTAGGCGGAGGCGCTGCAGGTCAGCAATGGGATAATTTTTATAAGCGCGAAGGTCTTAACGGATCAAGTACTACCTTTAACGGTCTTACCGCTATAGGCGGCGGCGGCGGCGGCGGTGATCGCACCGCCTCCACCGTCTCTCCAAGCAATGGAAGTGGTCGATCCGGAGGTTCCGGCGGCGGCGGCGCTGGCAAAAACAATCAGACTGGTCTCGGTGGTGCAGGTACTGCTGGGCAAGGTTTTGCCGGCGGCGCCGCCAATGAATTAGCTGCTGCCGGCGGAGGCGGTGCAGGTCAGGTAGGCAGCAACGCCGCCGGAGACAACGGCGGCAACGGTGGCAATGGTATAACGCTTACGTTTTTACCTACAGGCCCACTAACATTTGGCGGCGGCGGCGGCGGAAAAGCATGGGATGTCAATATTGACGGATTAGGTGGCAGCGGCGGCGGCAGTGCCGGAAAAGGTACTGCCGTCAGTGCTGCAGGAGCCGATGGTAGCGGCGGCGGTTCCGGCGGCGTCGGCGGCGCGTTTAGCAGTGGCAAAGGCGGCGACGGAATCGTTATCCTGCGCTACCCATTGTTCTCAGGTAACATGTACTGGCGAGCACGCCATAAGGATGCCGATGGAAAGTACAGTGACTGGTCTACCCTGCGCACCTCTATCTACAGTACGGTGTGATAATGAACCTGCGTGACCTCACAAGAGAGCTGCACCATGCAGCGGAGGCGCATCCCTTCGGGACACGTATGTCGCAGGGGGACATAACCCGACAAGAATGGGCGGACTGGTTGGCATCACTTCGGTGTGTACACACGAAGCTAGACGCCCACCTACCACCCTTCCTTGACCGCCGAGGCCAGATACTCTTAGACCTTGGTATGCTGCTGCCTATAAACGGAACGCCGGCAAAAGCAGCTAATGATCTATCGTGGGTATCTGATAGTGTAAGCAGCATCATAGGCACCGCATATATTTTTGGCGGTGCGCATCTACGTGGCGGTGCTGTTATGCGCAAGCGACTAGAACCACTCGGGTTTCCATGCAACCACTTGCGGTATGACCAAGCAAAAGAAGCAAATGATTATATCGTTTCACTACGCGATATATCGTATGCTGCCGATGGTGCTACTAAAGCCTTTAACATGATAATCCGCATCATGGACGAAATTGCAAACCGTTGACGTAACGCCGCATACTAGTGTATGGTAGCTACAAAGTAGGAGAACCCATGGCCGGGCTGACATTACTACGTGTTGTAGGAAATGATGAACTTGTACGCGCTGAGCGCGAACAGGTAGAGCGCGATCTTGCCGCACGTCAGTCCAGTCCGATACTTATGGGCATCACTGCGTACCTGCGCGAATGCTGGGATGCAGCACGTATAGCACGTGATCCGATTACAGATGTCATGCTTACCGCTATGCGCCAACGTAATGGTGAGTACGAAGCAGACAAGATGCAGGCTATCAAAAGCCAAGGTGGGTCTGAGGTCTATATGATGCTGACTGAGGTGAAGTGCCGTGCAGCTGAGAGCTGGCTGCGCGACATCCTGTTGGACAACGGTTCTCCTCCGTGGGACTTGCAGGCCACTCCGATCCCGGACCTGTCACCTAAAGAGTCTGAGGAGCTGCAGCTTGCTTTTGCCGATCGCGTCATGGAGATCGTCCAGATGGGCGGGCAGGCTCCTAACAAGTCGCAACTCCTTGAGATGAAAGAAGTTGTGTCGCAGGAGTTTCGGTTTAAGATTCTGCAGGCAGCACAGAATCGCGTTGACCGGATGCGGGTTCGGATCGACGATCAGTTTACCCAAGGCGGGTGGGCGGATGCGTTCAACGAGTTCATCACTGACCTCGTCACTTTTCCGGCCGCATTTGTAAAGGGCCCGATTGTTCGTCGGCAACGCTACCTCAAGTGGGAGGGCGCTACCCTTCAGGCTGGAGAGCGTATCGCCCCGGAGTACGAACGGGTTAGCCCATTCAATATCTACCCGGAACCGGGCATTACCCGCATCAATGACGGCTACATTTTCGAGCATCAAGAGATGACTCGGATGCAGCTGTCCGATCTTATTGGCGTTCCCGGGTACGATGACGCTGCTATCCGCAAGGTGCTGGAGACCGGCAATACCCAATCGTGGGTACGTGAATGGCAGCGCACCTCTAGGGAACAAGAAGAACGCAAGTACCACACGGAACTACGTCCGACTGAAATCTACGATACCCTAGAGTTTTGGGGCAAGATCAGTGGCCGTATGCTCCGCGAGTGGGGCATGGATGAGACTGAAGTCCCAGACGAGGACCGTGAATACGATTCCAATATCTGGGCCGTAGGCAATTACATCATCAAGGCTGTTCTAAACTACGACCCGCTGGGCGAGAAGCCCTACGCCAAGACCAGCTTCATCAAGCAACCGGGTGCATTCTGGGGTAAGGGTATCCCGGAAATCATCGAGGACTTGCAGAACATCTGTAACGCTGCTGCACGGGCCCTAGTCAACAACATGGCTATCGCTTCGGGCCCGCAGGTTGAGGTCAACCTTGAGCGTCTGCCACCAAACGAAGACATTACGCAGTTGCAGCCGTGGAAAATCTGGCAGGTACTGAATGATCCGCTAGGGTCGTCGGCTCCGGCCGTCCGGTTCAACCAGCCGAATGATAATGCCAACACCCTGATGGGTGTGTACGACCGGTTCTCGCGGCTTGCTGATGACCATAGCGGCATCCCGTCCTACATCTACGGCGACACCAATGTGCAGGGTGCGGGACGTACTGCGTCCGGGCTTTCCATGCTGATGGGTTCCGCGGGCAAGGGCATCCGCCAAGTGGTGATGCACATCGACAACGACGTCATCAAGACCATCGTGCAGCGGCAGTTCGTCTACAACATGCGCTACGATCCCGACGAGTCGATCAAGGGTGACGCGCAGATCGTGGCACGTGGCGCTGTTAACCTTGCTGTTAAGGAGACGGTCAACGTCCGTCGCGTCGAGTTCCTTAACGCAACCGCTAACGAGTTTGACATCGAGATCATTGGCAAGACCGGCCGGGCCGCGCTGCTGCGCGAGGTTGCTAAGGGTCTTCAGATGCCTGTGGAGGATATTATCCCCTCCCGCGAGAAGCTCGAGTCAATGAATCGCATGGCTGCATCAGCTCCGCCAATGCCCGCTCCGGGCGGCGGACAGCCAGCTGCACAGAACACCGACCTAGCCGGCGCACCCGCTGGCGGTATGAACCTAGTTAGCGGGGGCCAGCCGTGAAGCAGGTTACCCCGGAATTAATCCACGCTATGGCAAACAGCGTTCGTCAACACCCAGTCATTGTAAGATGGTTGGGCGAGTGGCGGATGTCTGAGCTCGAAAGGCTACCGAGCGTAGGACCCCAGACTGTTACACTTGCACAGGGGCGGTGTCAGGTTCTGGGGGAGCTTTACAAGCTCATGAGTGAGTCCCCTGACTTAGCAGCAGAGCCCCGTAAAGGCAGCTGATCTCCACGCACACCGAGAGGAGCGTAAATGGCTATTCCTGAGCAAATCCGCAAACAGTCTGAGGCTGTTTCGAAGTTGTACGAAGACCTGAACCCCGATTCAACCGCCTCGGCGGATGAAGGGAATACGGCTTATACGACTTCGACTGCCGACAGTGCTAACGTGATTGCTACGACTTCAGCACCTACAGAGCAAAGGCAAGCTGAAACCACGCAAGAAGACCTGACATACGAACAGCGGTGGCGTTCCTTACAGGGAATGTACAATTCCGAAACCACCAGCCTGAAGGCAGAGAACAACCAGTTGGGGCAACGTGTTGGGCAACTCGAACAGTTGCTCACATCACTGTCCACGCCTCAGCAGCAATCAGCTGCACAGACCCGCGTGGATAAGCTAATCACTGATAAGGACGTTGAGGACTACGGCGACTCTATTGATGTTATGCGGCGGGCGGCTCGTGAAGAGGTAGCCTCAGCAAACCAACAGGTAGCCGATCTCAGAGACATGGTCATGCAGTTGCAGGCCAATGTTGTCCCGAAGGTAGACGGCGTGATGCAGCGTCAAGCGCTCAACGCGGAGCAAGTGTTCTGGACAGAGTTGTCTAGCTATGTACCTGATTGGCGCGAGATTAACGCCAACCAAGGGTTCCATGACTGGCTACTTGATATCGACCCGCTTTCCGGCCTGAACCGGCAAACGTACCTCGATACCGCACAGAACCAACTCAATGCCCAACGTGTCGCAGGATTCTTTAAAACGTGGCAGTCGTTGAATAGCGTTCCTGTTGCTCTATCACCTCGGAGCGTCGCTGCTTCGCAACTCGAAAAACAAATCGCCCCCGGGCGAGGTAGGGCAGCTAGTGCTGTTGTTAATAACAACGATACTAAATCCTACACTAGAGCTGATGTCGCCAAGTTCTTTGACGATGTACGCAAAGGTATGTATAAGGGTCGTGAGCAGGAGCGTGACCGGATCGAGCGCGATATCTTTGCGTCACAACGCGAAGGTCGTATAACCTAAACGGCTAAGTGAAAGGACACCACATGGCCTATCCTACTTCCGGCGGTTCGCCAAACTACTCGGGTACCTTTATCCCCGAAATCTGGAGCGGCAAGCTCATCGAGAATTTCTATGATTCTACGGTGCTTGCTTCAATTTCTAACACCGACTACGAGGGTGAAATCCGCCGTATGGGTGATACGGTCAACATCCGTACCCAACCCAACATCACGATCCGTGACTACGTCAAGGGCCAGTCCCTGAGCGTGGAACAGCCGGAAGCCCCCAAGCTGCAGCTGCTCATCGACAAGGGCGATTACTTCGCTTGCGTTGAAGACGATATTGATCGCATCCAGTCTGACGTAAAGCAGATGGACATGTGGTCGAAGGACGCTTCGGAGCAGATGAAGATCAAGATCGACACTCGTGTGTTGACTGACTTGCTGCCGGGCATTGCGGCTACTAACAAGGGTGCCACCGCTGGCGAACAGTCTGCGGCTTTCAACCTTGGTACCACTGGCTCGCCTCTGACTGTGACTAAAGATGGCGCTTCGACCACCACTGCTGTTATCGACTTGATCGTCGATATGGGTACCGTGTTGGATGAAGCAAACGTCCCCGAGTCCGACCGCTTCCTCGTGATCCCGGCCCGTATGGCTGGCCTCATCAAGAAGTCCGACCTCAAGGACGCATCGTTGACGGGCGACAGCACCACGCCGCTCCGCAATGGCCGTCTCGGCATGATCGACCGCTTTACCCTGTACGTGTCGCACAACTTGAACGTCTCGTCGGGTAAGACCTCGTTGATCGCCGGCCACAAGATGGGCTTCACCTTTGCATCGCAGATGACAGAGATGGAATCGCTTCGCGCTGAGTCGACTTTCGGCAACATCGTTCGCGGCCTGCAAGTGTATGGCTACAAGGTCGTCAAACCCCAGGCGCTGGCGCAAGCTGTCGTCCAGTTCTCGTAAGGAGGAATGACTCATGGCTACGTATACCGACACGCTCGGCTTTAATAAGGGTACTGCTGCTGCGTACCCCGACAAAGGCCGTTACTCGCTGACCAAACTTGAAGTTCAGGTCAGCCTTCCCGCTATCTCTGCAGCTCGTACTGCAGCCGGTGCCACCGCTTTGGCATCGGGCGATGTGTTGGAAGTGTTGCGCATCCCGGCAAAGACGCAAGTCCTTGCCGCTGGTGTTGACGTCATCACGGCCGCTGGCGCTACTTTGACCATCGACTTGGGTGACGGCTCGGACATCGACGGCTTCCTTGATGGCGTCAACGCCAACACTGCAGCTGGCTACTCGTGCACTACTGTGACTGTTGTTGAGGGCACACCCAATACGCTGTCTCCGTCGATGCCGTTTGGCAAGTTCTACAGCTCCGCTGATACCATCGACGTTGTTTTCAACAACGCGCCCGGTGTTCTCGGCGTTATGAATGTGTGGGCAATCCTTGCTGACTGCTCGTAATACTAACTGAGGGGGCAGTTATGCCCCCTCTACCTTATGGAGGTGCACTGTGGCTACTAACCTAACTACCTTGAAGATCAAGGACACCTTCTCCCAACTCTTGCACATTGACGCAGGGCCGGAAGCTACGCCTAAATCTGTCTACAGTGCTACGGGCACTGCTACGGCACTGAAGGTCGGCACAGCAAACATCGAAGTCGATAACATCCGTATCGACGGCAACACCATTTCAGCTACCAATACGAACGGGGATTTGATTATTGCCCCTAACGGCACGGGCGCTGTCATCGTCTCCAAAGCTACCATTACCAATCTGACGGCTACAACCGCAGCTATTTCGGGCGGCACAATCACAGGCATCACTGACCTCGCCATTGCTGATGGCGGCACTGGCGCATCTAGTGCTTCTAGCGCACGGACAAACCTCGGGCTCGGCACCATCGCTACGCAAGACAGCAACAATATTTCAGTTACAGGCGGCACATTATCAGGCGTCACTATCACCGGCAGCTTCTCTGGGCTTACGCTGGTTGAATCGACGACGCTGGCTACCAGCGCCGCGGCCGCGGGGGTTAACCTCAACGGCAACACACTGGCTGCCGACGGCACCGACACCAACATCGACATCAACATCACGCCCAAGGGTACGGGCGAGGTGAACATCACCAATGTCGACATCCTAAGCGGCAAGGTGCCATTTAATACAGTAACCGGCAGGGCATTTGGCTCCTTCTCCGACATCACAGACCAGACCGGCAGCGCCACAGTCCCGACGGCGATCAAGTTTGGCACAACTGAAACCAATAATTCCGGTATCTCTATGGTTACCGACGGTACAAACCTAACACGTCTGACGTTTGCGGTAGCGGGCACCTACATGGTGGCACCAAATATGCAATTTTCAAACTCAGCTCCGGCCGATCATGATGTAACAGTATGGCTGTCTATAAACGGAACAGATGTGCCTCGCTCTGCTACGCGGGTCGTCATCCCTAAGACAAGTGACGGCGCCGTAGGTTTTTTTCAGATCGTGTTCTACGTCACAGTTACGGCTGGGCAGTACCTACAGGTTTTCTGGTTACCCGAGGATACTGCAGTTACGCTCGATCACACTGCTGCAGTCACTGGTCCGCCCGCGATCCCGGCTATCCCATCTGCCGTTATCGTATCCGAGAGGATCGCATAATGGCTAAATCTCCTGCATGGCAGCGAAAAGAGGGTAAGTCAGAAAGCGGTGGGCTGAACGCTAAAGGACGTGCATCCTACAACAAGGCCAACCCGGACAAGCCCGGCCTGAAGGCGCCACAGCCTGAGGGTGGTCCGCGCCGCGATAGTTTCTGCGCTCGCATGGAGGGCATGAAGAAGAAGCTGACGTCGAAGAAGACGGCCAGCGACCCAGACAGCCGGATCAACAAGAGCCTTCGGGCGTGGAACTGCTAGGGAGAAATGGGGATGGCAACGAAGGCGCAGACAGCTAAAGTTGGCAAGGTCATGCACGAGTACAAGACAGGTACGCTGCATGGGGGCGTCGATCCGAAGGGACCGAAGAAGGCACCTGTCGTGAAGAACCGGAAACAGGCCATCGCTATCGCGCTCAGCGAAGCGGGCATTGCTAGGAAAGGGAAGTCCAAATGAAGAAACCTATGATGGCACCAAAGTTCAAGCCCTGCGTGGGCTGTCCTAACCCCAAGAAGTGCTCTGCGATGGGCAAGTGCATGAAGGGTGGGAAGAAGTAATGCGTTACCTACGGAATAAGCTAGACGGCTTCATCTACGAGTGGCACCCTATCCTCGCCAATAACGAGCTGTGTGAAGAGGTGACCGAGGAAGAAGCGTACCCTGAGCGGTTCATTAATGCGTCCGTTGAGAAGGCGCGTAAACGTCCTAAGAAACTTGATTTATCAAGTGATGACATTGATGAGCCACCTGTGTATACTTCGCCTGAATTGGCGGCGGACGCATCGAGGAACTTACCTGAATGACACCAGCGCAGGTCATAACCGAAGTACGGCGGCTCATCCAAGATGAGTACGTACCATATCGCTCTAGCGATACGGTCCTGCTCGGTTATGTCAATCAGGCACTGAAGCGGATGGCGATCCTTCGTCCAGACTTGTTCTCTTCAGTGTCTGATGTTGAGACCACGCAAGACTCAGCACTGCAAACTCTGCCCGATGATGCTATACGGCTCCTAGATATCTTCCAAGTAAGCGGCGGTAATACCATTACCGAAGTGGACCGGGAGACTATGAGCCGTATGCACTCTGGATGGATGAGTGAGGCATCTGGGCAACCAGTGAATTACATGCGCCACGTCAAGAACTCCATACAGTTCTTCCTATATCCGCGCCCTACGTCAGGCGTGGTTATCGTAGCTGAGTACGCTCGCTCCCCCGAGGACTACGCACTTACCGATGAGATCATGCAGCCGCCGGCAGCATACTTCCCAGCAGTGATTGATGCCGTCATGTTCCTAGCGCAGTCAATCGACGATGAGCACGTAAACTCCGGTCGTGCCAAACTGTTCTACGACTCCATGCTAAATCAGCTAGACTTGTCGCT